CAGTAGTTTCAAATAGCTTGTTAATGTTCAATGACATGATTAATTGTCCTTTTTATTGTTTTGAAATTTTACGGCTACCTGGACACCATTGACTTGAGTGCGCAAACTGTTAATTAGTCCAGCGACGGTTTCGCTGATCTCTTGGCTTGCAAGCTCATCGCTCTGATTATCACGGGCATCGTATTGGATGGTGATTGTTACTTTTTGCATATTTCCATAATATTAGCAATATAGCAGAAAGTCAAGCCTTTAGTGAATTTATGCAATATTGTCTAAACATGAAATTTTAAACGCAGCTGCAAGATCAGCTGGCATCATCTGATAAGGGTTAGTATCAAAAATAACACCACCGGCCCAGAGAGATTGTCCTACTACAGCACTACAAATCATAGTGTTACTATTGGTAAATTGTATTTTAATACCAGTAATTAGCTCTAATGCAATGCTAACAATGGTTACCCATCCATACTTATCTTTTAAGAAACTTTTGCAAGCAGCTACGGTTTGATCGCGGCTTTGTTTATTTAATTTAGCACTAACATAGTAATATTCTACGTTTTTGTAATCACTGATTTGACTAACCACAACTCCACGACCGATTGATTCAACAATGTTGCCATATTCGTCTATAATCATGGCAGCATGGTTCCATTTGCTAAACGGTTTCATTTTACCATGGTAACGGATGAATTGGCCCAGCCTAATAAATTTAGCTAGTATTCCTTTGCTAGAAACAAGGATAAAGTCTCCTGGTACGTAGTTGGCGGCTTCATGCCCGGCCGCATATACCTTATAGTTCAGATCCATCTACATCACCTTTATAATCGTAGTATTCATTAATCCCAAAATGGTTACTGGCATACCAGCCCTCTACTTGCCCGCCATCAGGAATGGATTGTGTTCCACCTCTAGATTGTGGAAGGTCAATAGCTGAATTAACGTCCTCTATTTCAGGTTCATCTACAATTTTGCTACCAACAGAAGTTATGCTGCTCAAAGGACCAGAGCTAGCATCTCCACGGTTTCTTTCAACACCTAGCTGCGTACCTTGTTCATTCCCAGGTTGTGTTACATACCAGCTAGCACCACTAATTGGAGCTCCTCCGCCAATACCAGTGGCTGCTCCTGCTTCTTCGTGCAAACCACCATCTCTAGGGGCATCATTTACGCTTTGAAAGCCATTTGGAGCATTTAATGTAAATGAGCTGCCAGTATCACTGTCGATAGCAATACGGCGAAATCCAGCAAATGCTTTTGGCAAAGAACGGTGTTGATCCTTGCCAGAATCTAGTTCTGTAGTGGGTCCACTATCGACGTCATTGACATCACTACTCAAATCTTGTGGAGTAAGTTCTTGAACAAAATTTTGACCTTGCGAAGACATATCAGTTTTGTCAGCAAAACGCAAACTAGCAAAATGACCCAGTGGGTCGTCTTGAACACCGTCAATTTGGTATTTTGGTGGTTTAGTGGTTCTTGGGATATTAAGTTTTTCGTCTACACCAGTATCACCAGTCATAGGATCTACTTCTGGTCCAAACCCACCAACACTGCCTTCTGCAGGTATGCGAGCACCGAAATCCATAAGACCAGCCTTTGGTAGACGAATAATTTGAATCTTACGAATAGCGTCCGCTGCTGTAACATTATCAATAAATTGGTTCCAGAGGATCTTATCCCTAGCCATACTTGGTGATAGGTTATCGCCAATTGTCAATGTGATGATAAATCCATCATCATGCAGTGTCACTTCAGGTTCGGCCATATAGCCTTCAAACTGAGAAATAATAGAACGGATTACACCATCACGATTATCTTTAGTCACATAGGGGTTAAAGACGCAGCGGAAATTTTTTCTTTGTGACGTAAATGATTTATCCATATACTACATATGCGGGTATTTGAGCTTTTTAAACCTCTCTAAACTCATACCTTCATATCTACGGCACAAATAATCCAAAGATACAAACATTGGGTCATAACTACCATCTTGTACTTGGTGCTTGACAATAATCCCACGCCAGTGAGCGTTACCTTGAGGTCCCTTATAGTCTTCATCGTGCAAATAACATGCTCCTGCTACAAGACCATGTTGGCTCTTGTCAGCAACAAAACGCAAACCATACATAAGTGTTTGTTGGTGACCCATAGTGAACGAATGTCCAACATTTTTAAGACGAGTCTCGATATTACCACCATATGGGTTGCCAGTCATTGGCTGATAGAAAAAGTGGGCATAAGCAATGCCATCTAACCATTTAACTACTTTAAAAGGTACTACTTCCCAGCCAGTACGAGCATAATCCAAGTCATCAACAGAAAACAAACCATCGATTTGAGCATCATTTTCAGTGGCACGGCTAATCCTATCTTCATGGTTACCCAATGTGATAAAACGCTCTGGGTTCCAAATCGCATGCTTTGTTTTTCGACGGTTATCATTGTAATCGTATATAGGTTGGTTAAGAATGCGCCACGCCTCGTTAGCAGCTTCAATGTCTGCTTTAACACGACGACCTTCCATTGACTTCTTGCCTTTGTCATACATTGACAAAGAAGGCATGTCAGCATGATCACCAATGTGAATGATCTTGATGTTCTTGTTGTGGTATTCCTCAACAATGTAGTTACCAATCCAACTCAAATGGTCGGTTGGCACACCATCTTTAGCCTGAGTATCAGGAATTACGATGTGTACTACTGGTTCCAGTTCTTTCACTATTTTCCTTTATTCGTTATTGTCCTGGGCATCTAGATCTTGTAAGTTGTTTGTATCTTGTTGCTGATCATTAATGTCATTCAGACCTTTTACATCCTTAGTAGTAACTATAGGTGATGTTGGACTGTCAGTCAAGACTTTAGCGTCATTACTTGGTTGTGTGCTGTATCTAATCATTGTTATGCCTTTCCTTATGTTTATCAATTTTTAAAATTAATGTATCTTTTAACATTTTTATCGATTTGTTGCGATCTTTTGGCAACGGGTTTTTCCATACGTCAGTATAGCTTGGCATTATTCGAACAATGCCTTCATGCCTACCAAAACTAGTAATTAGTAGGCTTTCAAAAGAAATATTGCAAAAGTTGCATTGAATACTATCAATATTTTCTATTGTAGAATCTAAATCTAACTCTGTGTTATCATCTTTGAGATTATTCAAAGTAATACCTTCTGGCAAAACTAACTTTTCTGTCATTCTGATCTAGAAGCGATCATACCCAGTTCTTGTAGGTAATTCTCTGTTGTTATACCGCTAAACTCAGATAGTCGATGAAAAACACTTAATAGAACACCGGTTAATGCACCAAAGAGTTCAATAGGATCACTCTCAAGTACCATTGCATAAGCTATATCTTCTTGTTCACTAACAATAGCAGTTAGTAAAGCAACTACTCCACCAATGTTTTCAGCTACAGAATCCATTACTTTTCCAGTGAAGCCTTTAAGAACCATGACCATTTTTGGTGCATATCAATTCTTTCGGCTATAAAGTTAGCAATACCTTGTTCGTTTGCATTATTGGCTATTTTGAACACATCTTTAATGTGACCAATATATTCTTCATTCATATCGTAGAATTTTTTAACTAGTGTTAGGGCGTCTGTACTATCAAGATCAGATTCTTTAATCTTACTAAGATTAACTAGGTTGCTCATCACAAATGGAGTCTTGGCGTCTAGTTTTCTAATGTTTTCTGCGATAGGATCAATATTTTCGTAAATATCGTCAACAATTTCATCAAAAAATTTGTGATATTCATAGAAATCACTACCAGTAACGTTCCAGTGGAATCCGTGAATAGTGTGATAAAGAACATACGCTTCTGCGAGCATTCTCTTTAAAGATGTTACGAGATCATTGTCGCTGACGTTATCACTAGGTTTAGTGTCGTCTTCTACTGCTCCAACGACTCGGAATCCAAGCCAATTGTCCATTTTATAGCCAGTTCAAACCATTCCCGAAAGATTCATCGATTGCTTCTTCGACAAATCTAGCAGATAGCTTGTTGGCACTAGCGCTCTTGATGCTACGAAAGTTTGTTACTTCATTCTTGGAACGGCGGCAAATCTCAACATTGTCAACAAAGTTGTCAATAATGGATGCACGCTTAACGGTGTCAAGAATTGGCAAAGTTCTGCGCTCTACGTAATATACGGCAGCTTCACGTGTATTTAGTTGACTCTTGAGCAAACGTTCATTCTGGTCTTCTACCCAGACTTCAGCACCGGCAGTAACGAAGTTAATCCAGTCAGCATCTTCGAATTCGTTCTCAATGGTAGCGGCTGTACGGTATAGAAGACTTCCGTCATCTACACCCAGGTCGCTTGTTCCAGCGCTGCTAACACGGTATTCTTTGGCAACGGTACCACCTGGCAGGCTATTAAGATAGTCTTCGGTATCAAAATCAACATATTCGGAAGCTAGCTTCTCAAGTTGTTCTTTTTCAGAACCTAGTTCTGTAAGAATATTGGCATAACGTTCAATTTGATTCACCGAAGCGTTTGGATTACTTGCTGCCATGCGTGTAGTGTCAAGGATCTCTTGCAATCTGTCTAGACGTGTCAAGATACTCTCTGAGGTACCATTAAACCATCTAGTGTCAGCGGCGGCTGTCTTAGCTTCTAATTCGATGTTATCGTAGTTCATAGTGGAATCT